TGATAGTAACTGACTCTCCCTTTTTCTTACCATAGCCAGGCTCAGGCTTTACAAACTGCATGAATTTAGTTTCAGCAATCGCAGCCATTCTTATTTTTTTACTTAAATCGTGGTTCTTATAGACGCCCGATGGTGCGTCAAATGCCCAACTATGTTGTCCCATGTGTGACCTTCCTTAGTTTGTTTGGTTCCTTGTTTTTCTTCCTACAATACATTCGCGAGAGTGTGAGCACTTACCTCGGTAAGTTGCTCGCCATCCTTGGCTCGCGAACATTACTTCGGAAGCCTCAGCCAAAAAAATTAGGCCCGCTTACCTCTTAAGCTACGTAATTCGGACGCGAAATCAAGCTTCGCTTCCGGCGCTTTCTTTTGGGTAACATTATCCGGACTGCCATGACTCGGCCCGGAAGTCGTTCGGTAAAGTTCCCGACTTGGCTTCGAACCTTCATGGTAGGCTTGGAACTTTGCTCTCGTTTTCTGCGCAAGGAAGTCCATGCCGGCCTGCTGGCCCTTCGTACTTACGATAGCCTTAAGCTCTGACGTGTGTTTCGCGAGTACGTATTCGCAATCTTCGCGGAAGTCTTTTAAGTCTGTATGTTTGTTGAAGAATTCACCCCAAAGGCGCTCGTCGTCGTTCTGCTGTTGGAGCTTCCCTAATGTCCTTGATTCGACCTTCTCTGTGATCTTCTGCTCGAACTCTTTCATGTAAGCGTGAGGGTCTTCGTAGTATTTTTGCTCGAATTCCAGCCTCTCGGTTTCCGGATCGTGGGTAACTTTATCTCCCTGAGCGTGCGTTCGTTGCGTATCGGCTACTGCTTGCCGATATGCATTAGACTCAGCCTCAGTGATTGCATTTTTATATACTAGGGACTCGGCGTAAGCCTGGGCTTCCTTGAAAGAGGCAAAACTTTGGTCGCCTATCTTGTAGGAACCTTCGCCCTCTTCGTCGTCCGTTTCCGCCGCTTCGGAGCCTTCCTCCGCCTCGGAGATTGCCTCTTCGCGCTCGATTTCTTCTTCGTTGTTCTCTTTTTCTGTGTCCATTATTGGTCTCCTTTGCCTAATTCGTTAAAAGTTCGCAGTCTCCCGCGTATTTCAGATTCTAGATCATTGATTGCACTTAGCTTTGCTACTTCTCTCAGCGTATCTTCGTTTTGATTGAACTTCTGCATGAGTGCGCCGAAGGCCTGCACCTTCCTTTTCTCGATAAGAGTGAGAAAAGGGCCCACGCTCATTGCGAAGACCCTTAGCTCTGAAAGTTCTTGCTCGTTCACTTAGACTCAGCTTCTACGGCTGCCGGAGCTTCTGCCTGCTTCTCTGCCGGCTTCTCTTTAAGATTTGAATAGCTTACTGCGGCGAGCACGATAGCAATAACAATGATTATTGCGGCTTTCATCTTTGTGCTTAGTTTGAATTTCATTCTGTTCTCCTTGTTGTTTGTCTGTTCTTTGTCTGTGCTTTCTTAAGTTCTACAATCCTTGTGTTGCTGAGCTGCCGGGGAAGTCAGCCTGCGGAACTCCGCCTGCGCTCCCTGCGAAGATGTCCGAAAGTGCGCCTGCCCCTGCCTGCGGAATCTGACTCATTTGATTCGGCTGCGGAACTTGCTGTCCGAGTTCCTGATCTTGCGGTCCGGCTTGCTCTTCTTTCGGAATTTCTAACTTCTCCGCTTTGATGTCGAGTGCTGACATGATCTCTGCGAGGAACTTTCCGAAGTCGTACTTTTTCATAAACTCTTCGAGTAGGATTTCGTTCCCTGCGACGGTCTGCATAAGCTGAGTGAGCTTCCGGAAATCCTGCGCTTTACTGAGGGTCAGAGAGATTCCGAAGACTTCAAAGCGGACACCATTCACTGTGCCGACGAAGACTTCCTCTGGACTTAGCTGGGAGATTTGCTCTCCGCGCTCCGTGCCGAAGAGACTCTGAAGTTCCTCTTTCGAAATCTTGTCTAAGTTCTGCGCTACGGTCATCCATGCGAGTTCCAATTCTCTTTGTATTCCTCGGACTTCGATGTTCTTCGCGATGCCGTTGAATACGGAAGTGATCGTCTGGCTCGCCTCGACGACTTCTGTCGCTTTGACGGCTCGGAAAGGCATAACTCCCTGTCTGAGATCGTTCGTAAGGGAAGACGCATTCAACTCCTGTTGGATAATGTTCAAAACGGAGAGGGCTTCCTTCGGGATGTCCCCGGTAATTACGGTCTCGATGACTTTGCCTCCCGGCGGGCAGAGCGAGTTCGCTTTCAAGGAGGTTCCCCAAGGGATTCCGCCGGAGATTTGGCTCGGATCGTCTAGCCAGTCGGTTCGCACTTGATTGATACCCCAAACGCTCTTCATGGCCGAGTCGACAATTAAGTTATAAAGCTCAATCAAAGCTTTACTGTGCTTAGTCGGCGCGTCCATGAGTGCATAATGCCAAACGGAGTTCGCTACTTCCATAAGTGGAGTCATAATATAAGGGGTCTTTTGGTGCCAAAGGGGGTTCGGCTCTGGCTTCCGAATAACCGTCGTATCGTTCGCGACTGTGACGACTGCGTTTGCATGGACAACATGACCGGCTCGATCTACTACGTCTCCCCAGTATTCTGTGAGTTTTACTCGGGGAATCGACGTCTCTCTCGCTGTATTCTGGTCCGTTTCGTTCTTCTTCCGGTAATTCTCTTCGTATTCGTCGGAAACTGCTGTGCTCAGTTCGGAGACGGCCTTCGCATCGTAAATTGCATCGTCGCCTTTGCTCTTTGCGATTACGTCCGAGAGATCGAGGTACATTTCTTCGATTATGAACAGGCCGCGTCCTGGAATTGGATCGGGATAAAAGTTCTTCTGGGGGACTACTTCCATGCAAAGACGCCAAGTATGGTCATCGACCATTTTGACTTTCTTCGCACCCTTCTTCCCCTTTTCAAGGAGGAAACGAGGCTTCGGGATGAGCTTTCCGTGTGTCTTGGCGATCATAAGGCTGCCGAGTAGTCCCGACTGGATTAGGTTCCCAACGTGAGAGTAATAATTCGCTTCTTCAAGCATGTAGTTCGTTAGTTTCTGGATTTCGTGCGCACGTAGCGGAAGTTTCCCGGCGTCTGACTCGTTCTTCGGGACTACTCTCCACCATTCGCCCAGGTCAGCTAGTGCTTGTTGGAAGAATGAAGTAATTTGCGCGACTGCCATCCTCTGCTTGCTTAGAACTTCGCGGCTCTGGCCCTTCTGCTTGTGGCTGAAGTCATGGCGCATGAAAAACGTATCGTAGTTTTCCGCGTTCTGATCTTCGCGGTCCTTCTTTGCATCCTTGGCCGAATCCCGAAGCGTAGTTATGTAATCTCGTAACCCCGTATCAGTAAATTGTCCTTCCGAATTTCCTGTCTTTGACATCGCTGCCCCCTTCTGTTTGTTCCTCGCGCTTCCCTAAGAATCCGTAGTGTGGCGCACTTGGCGTCGGTGTGGCTACGAGTTTCTTTCTTCGCACGCCGCCGCATAAGTACTGCGTGGCATCCGAGACGTGTGAGAATCTGTCTTTAATTGGTCTGATTTTTAATGGTTCGATTTCTGCCGTTGCGTCTGCGTATCTGTACCCGCCTTGGAATGCTTCGATTAAGTTCGGGCACTCTCTCGCGTTTATGTTCATTCCCGCGCCGTCCCTGTCCGTATGAATTAGGAATTGCTCGACGCTGCTTCTCCGGCTTTCCCAATCTACGGGACCGGGAGTAATGTTCCTGAGGCCGAGTTCGGTCATCTGTTGGACACAGGTCCTCGCATCGACCTGACTCTTCTGGAATCCTGCCGGATCAATAAACCAGAAGTAATCTTTGTCTGCGCGGAAGTTCCATTCGGGGAATTCCTGAGTAAGTCTGGGGAGTATGTCTTCGAGGAATTGTTTGATTCCTTTGTTCTGATCTATGTATTCCTGGAATATATAAAGACGTTGCCCTCGGATCTGCGCGATAACGAGTGCCGGAGTGAGTCCGAAATCCAAGCCGCAAAGCAAAGGCAGGCCGAGGTGCGGTCCCTCTTTGATCTTGGAGATATGTAAGTCCTTCCTGAAGTCAGGGAAGACTGGCATTCCTTCGAACGTGTCCCAGTTCTTCTCGTACTCCATGAGGTATTCTCGGATCGGCATCGCCTCTTTGACTGCTTCGCGGAACGCCGCGCTCCGCTTCTCCGGATTCGCCGTGTAGTGAAGATCAAAGACTGTGAACTTATTCTTCTTGTTCGTCCAGAGATCGACGCCTTCCATAGGATGCTTAACTGTAGCTTCGGTGCTTTCCGGAAAGTTATACGTCGGATTGTCGATCTGATCGAAGATGATTTTCTTGAAAAAGCCCGGTGCCCGCGAACTCACCAGGACCATTTGACCCCCACCGTCAATCGTCGGTTTCGCGGAGGCATAGAACTTCTGGGCGACTTCCCAGAATGCGCACTCGTCTCCGAAGATTCCGGAGAAGGTAAATTGTCTAAGTTGATCGGCTCCCATAGGGAAACCTTGAATTTTGGAATTAATCTCAGGAAAGTGGAGCTGAGGCGGAGATTTTAACATCTTTCCGCCCTCTAGTTTCGGAAGCAGAGCCTCCGGAATCTTGCTCCTGGGAATATTGTCATAGATGAACTTTGCTCTGGCAACGAGTTCCGCCGAATCTTCTTCCTTCTTCGACACGAAGGCCCAAAGCTTTCCTTTGTGGAACATTACTGCCCAAAGAATGAGGGCGATGCATGTCCAGGACATTGTCATCCGGCGGCTCTTCGGGACTGCGATGAGCTTCTTCCTGAGGAAGACTTCCGTAAAGAAATGAAGGTACTGAAGATGCGTAGGAAATGCCTTGATTGGGTTCTCGGCGTCCACTTGGTCCAATGTAAAAACGCATTCTTGAAGGAAAAACCAGGGATCTTGCCTGCATTTAGCATAAAAGGCGAGTTGCTGAGGGGTTACTGTGTTGTTTTCGGAGTTCTGGGCCAAAAGAGTAACCTATCTGCGTTGTGGAGTGTAATTACTACGTAGTAAAGTTACTCGGGACTGGTTTCGTAGTCAATACGTTCTGAGCTTGCCGCGTCGAACCGCAGCTTTAGTCTAAGTTCTCGTCTAGCCAAGAGGCAACTGGGGAGACGTCCTGGAATTCGGCATCGACTGCCCCTTCCCCTGCGTCTTGCGCCCCCGCATCGAGCACTTCTTTCATGTCTTTCATGCTGTCGAGGCGGTCGAGCAGCCGTCCAAGCGTCCCTGACTCAAGTTCATGCTTCTGCGTCGCCTTGCCTGTGAGCTTTTCCATTGCCCATTTCGCATGTTCGACCCGTTCGCTCGGTTTGAGATTAAGATCACCACGTATTGCTGATTCAATTACGTCCATTGCATCGGGGCCGATTTCAGTCATACGACCGCCGAGTTCTTTATCAAAGACGCGGTCTTGCATTCTGAGTATTTCTGCCCGAACCTTGGGCAGCTTAAACAGCCGCGTAACTGCGGACGGCGTGTAACCGAGTC